ATAACATGGAAAATTAAAAAACCTCGTGTAGAATCAAACTCGATATCTACAGGGGAATTTCCGACTCTTATAAATTTAAAAAAGGCTGCAAATCAATACAGAAGAGATGCGCAAAACGTCTAATAAAAAAAGTTCAATTAATCATAAATGGACAACCTAAACGTTTTAGTGGAAGCTAAGAGAGAATATCTTGAACAATTATCTATACTTATTTGCCCCGTCATGATCGATGTATTCGATTCTATGTATCAAGAATCCCACAAACTTTCGAAAGGTCGGCAAGTTCTTATCATGTTTCAAAAGCTTTTAAAAGATGTCCCAGAGTGGAATGAGACAATGGCAAAGCAGCATACAGATAATATAGCTGATAGATGTTCATGGTTCAAAGATCTTGTCGCCGCCGTGTTTGTAAGTTCTGTGAAAATCCTATCTGCTGTCCGCTTGAGCAAAGAATCAAAGAAAATGTCAGTGAAGTTACCAACAAATGAAGTATTTATCCATACATGTTATAGAAACGCTGCAAAAGATCTATACAGAGATCCATACATATTCAGTGAAACTCAATCAGAACACACCCGTAATGATAAATTATATGAACGTTTTTCAATTTGCGTTGAAACATCTGTAAAGGAACTTATTCCCGTTCAACAAATACTACAAACATACATGTCAGCGGATGCGAGTGAATATGTTGACGGTGGAGAACCAGAATTACGTGACGACGATGTAGAAGAGTATGATGAAAATCAACCACACATGGGTGAGGAACTAGGCGAGGAAATGGGTGAGGAACTAGGCGAGGAATTAGGTGAAGAAAATATGGAAGGTGGTGGCTTAGAAGAGGGAGCTATAGATGATCGTCTAGGAGGTGACGAATATCAAGATGATCATTCCGGAGAAGTGTTACAGGGATCCCACAACCCATTCCAGAACGAATTTAAAACTATCCGAGCTAACCCAGAAGAACATGTACATGATCAACCCGAAGATAGTGACGAACTATTCTCGGATGCCGCCGATTCCCGCAGTAAAAAACTTGGTTATTAGATATGGACGAGTATCTTAGAGAGCCTGCATCGGCTGCACTCATTGCAGCGGGGATAACCGCTATGTACATACACGGCAAAGCTAGATTAAATGACGAAGGTTCACTCACGACGAGTTCTTATGCAAAACCAAGCGCCCTGGTAGGTATATTGGTTTATTTTATAGTGTCAAATGGGTTAGGTAAACGTGAAACTATTTCATCAGACCCGTTTTGAGTAACTTAAAGATAAATAACATGTAATAAATATAATGACTTCCATCACCGCTTTTAATGACATGATGGGACAATTTCTTACGGAATTGCATTCGGCTTTTCCAGAAGAAAAGGGATTGAAGAAATACATGGCTGCTTTTGAAATCATGAGATCTGCTAATGGTAAACTAATTATTGAGGGTTTTATGAACAGTGTTAGGCCATATGTGGACAAAATCAATGCGCACGATGAAACATTCTTCCTTGATAATGCAGCGGACATTGATTTTCTAAAGGAAATTAACATTAAAGGATGCTGGCCGAATGCTTCTGATAGTACACGTGAAGCTATCTGGCAGTATATCCAAACATTGTATATGCTAGGAACTACAATTACAGCAATTCCACCAGAAACGCTTAGTATGATTGAGAACGTAGCCAAAAAATGTGCGGATCAAATGCAGAATGATGACGGTGAACTGGCCATAGACGAAGGATCTCTTATGAAATCTATGCAGGGACTTTTAAGTGGTATGTTAAAAAAATAAAAATCGTATAATATAAATGGTATCATTGTTTGACGATCCTAAGCAAATATTCAGAGCTGATAAAATTACAGAATTTTGGCCAATAAAAGAACATTCAGCAGAGGAACGGGTTAATGCAACTGCTCGTTTTATAATTTATGCTACATGTATTCTATATATGATACGCCGTGATATACGTGTTTTTATATTAGGTTTCACATGTTTAGGGGTTTTATATGTCATGGAAAATTCAAATATGATCAAGGGGTCTTCTATACCCGGAGAATTTGATGACCAAACTCCAGTATGCCAGATACCATCACAAGATAATCCCATGGGAAATGTTCTGATAAGTGATTATGATGGACGCCCAGATCGCCCTTCTGCATGTGATTATCACTCTGTAAGGGATGAAGTCAATCACATGCTTGCAGATCGAATTCCATATGGTCCACAGAAATCCAGATCACCGACTCCTGAATATCAACGAAACGCATACTCCAGGCAATTCGTATCGGGACCAGTGACGTCGATACCTGGTGACCAGACAGGGTTTGCTGAATGGCTTTATGGTGGAAAAGGTGATGACTTTTGCAAGACGGATCCATCTCTATGTGACCCGAACGCGAGAGGGGTTCAACTCGAAGCCTTTAGTGGATTACAGTCTAATAATGATAAACGAAGTGGTATGATAGGTGGTGGAAATAATTGAGATTAGTTATATTATGTTAGTATATAATAACAAATGGCTTATCAGCTTCAACCCGGACTAAACTTAGTAGAAAATCCCGCGCGTTCAGAAACATGTGCAACAGAAGAGGTATTTTCCTACCCCCAGCCCAGCACTCTAAATTACATTTCTGGTCGTCCCAATACGATGTTATATGGAACTTCACCTTTTAAAGCTGGTAAAGGAGCTCCCGCAGAATATATACAGACAAGTGACGAATTACGCCCCCAGTCGACCTCACGATTTAATAAGATAGTGGCTCGGACATATGAAAAAGGAATGTTTCCTCATCAAAATGTCGCTTGTAAACTTCCATTAAAGACGATGCGTTATGAACCTGGTAGTACAAGAGCTGAAACACAAAACAAATTATTTGATATGAGGTATTCTCGCCAATAAAAATATTAATAACATGTAAGAATGGCAGACCCTGCTTCAATATTAGCGATTGCTGGATTAGCCTTTATGGGTAAAAAATTAAGTGATCCTAAGTCTGAAAAATACATGAATAATCGGAAAACTACAGACGCCTCACCACAACTTTCGCAGACATTTCCCAGTGAAGTACCGAATATATATACACCAAAACCAATCGAAACCCATGGAATGTTAGGGCAACCAGACTCGAAAATGGAACATAATAATTTCGGTGATATAACACCACAAGTAAGGACAAGTGGTAACGAGATATTAGATATGCGAGGTAGGATGTTTGATAATGGGCGCATGAATAACCTGTCTCCAATAGAAAAACAACTTGTCGGTCCAGGTATAGGTGTGGGTCCTAATGTTCCGGCAACAGGTGGATATCAACAACTTGTCAGGGTTAATCCTGAAAATGTAGGGGCTTATAGACTTACAACTTTACCCGGTAGAACTGGACCAGGTTTTGACACATTCGGTGGGCGTCGTGGCAAGATGGGTGAGATTGCGAATAATAGACCCGAAAAAACAGCATTTTTACCTAGTCGTCGCCCCACTGTCGGCGGGAGGTCTCAAGGTTTTGATGGACATGTTATTCGAGGAACACATGTAAATGGTAAACGTCTGACAAATCGTTCGCATACCGGAATGCGGAATGATGGTCTAAACTTTCCAGGTGCTAAACGCATAGTGTCCAATGTCACTATGACGTCAGACCCTACTAGAAATAAGAAGGATGGTAATATGGAACAATATATTTACAATAACCAGGTCGCACCAAATATAAGTAACTATTCTCATGGTTATGTTGTTTCACCTGGTGTAGCGATCGGGGGCTCCCACCCCCACTCGAATGATAAATTGTTTCAATATGGTTTCCGTCCAGATGATAAACGTGGTAAAGCAAATAGAATCGGTAATGCTGGGAGAATGAACGTACGCGCGGGGCCTCTTAATCAAGGTGGGTTAGTTACAACTGCACGAAATGACTCAACGCATATGAATCGCCACACAGGACCCATCAATGCTGGGTGGACACAACAATACACAAATCAAATGTATCATAAATTCAATGCTTATAAGGGTAATATAAATCCCAATTCAACTAATGAAAGTCTAGCTATAGCTAAGCAGCAAAATAACAGTAATCCCATAGCTCAAAAACTATTATAATTTAATTTCCGAGTAATAACACCCATTAAAATATTATCAGTGTATTTTAATGAGCGTATACACGTTAGATATAGATAGTAGTGAACGAAATCCTATATCATTTCCAGATCCAGGAGATTACGTTGTCGAATTGAAAAATCCTATATACAATGTAAAAAAATTAACCATAGTTTCTGCACGAATTCATGCAAGTCAGCTACTGATAAACGACCATAATAACACGTTTTCTATAACGACAAATGATTCGACATCTTCTATTATACTCGAAAATGGTAATTATAGTGGTAAAACCTTAGCTGATGAATTGAAGTATAAGTTAGAGCCTTTAATGACAAGTGTGATATACGATAAAGATAAAAATGATATAAAGTTCACAGGGGTTTCGAATTTTACTTTCGATTTCTATGATGGTATAAATGGTTATATATCTGAGTTTAATAATTCAAATAAAACCACTCCACATGACATACTAGGATTACCAGCTAGTAACATATCATCTTCGAATAATATGTTAACTACGGGAAGTCTCAATTTACAAGGTCCTGATGCTCTTGTTATAAAGATTAGTAGCGGTGCTGAAGAATTAAACAAAA